GGGGTATCAAGCGGGGACTCGTACCCCGCGCTTCATAGGTGGAAGCCGTGAAACTAGGGGGAAGGGTGTACCCTTACGTGGTGCCCGGGACGGGGCCCATAACCCGCATGAATCTTTGCAATTGACGGTTCTGCGGGATAGGCGCGGGCGCGTGCTACCCTGCGTGCCGAGGGCGTCATCAGTAGGCCGAAGGCCGCGAACCGGATGCCGAAAGCCCGGCGTCTTACTCGGAGTGGGATGGCCGGGCCGCCCTCTCCTTCCACAGATCCCACAGCAGCACTGCCAGGCCGATGCAGGCCAGCGCGCAGGCCAGCGGGATCGTGAGCACCCAGCAGAGCGCGCGGATCACGGCTTGCGCAGAAGTTCGGTCTTTGCCGCGCTGCCCGCCGAGCTGCCGAAGTAGTAGCTCACCACCTGATCGGCCTTGGCGCTGACGTAGCCGATCAGCGTGCCGATGAGGCCGGCCGCCACCGGATCCTTCAGGCCGCCGACATGGCCGGCCAGGACGAACCACACCATCAGCAGGAAGCCGCCGACGATCAGCCCGGCCAGCACGCGCGGGGTGGCCCTGTCGCCGGTCTTGATCTCACGGCCCCGGGCGTCTGCGCGGTCGAGCTGGTGCAGCTTCTCGACGTCGATGTCCAGCTCGCGCATCCGCACCGCAAAGGCGCGGTCGGCCTCGCGCAGCCGGGCCAGCGCTTCACCGCCGCCAGCCTGCAGTGCGGCGGCGATCTCGCCCTCGCTGCCGTTGGGCTTGCCGAGCAGCGCATCGGAGACGGCAGAAACCGCCATGCCGGCCAGCGGGCCGCCGAGTGCCGTGGCCAGGGTGGGCGCTACTGCGCCGACGATCTTGCGCCATTCCATGCCTACACCTCCAGGAGATTCGACGCGATGCGCCGCGCCCAGCCGCGGCCGTTCTCGGGCCAGTTCGACAGCGAGGCCATGAACTCCAAGCGCCCACCGTTGAAGCGGGCCGCCAGCCGTGGCGCCGGCATGTTCTGCACGGCCTGCAGGGTGCGCGGCCCGAGGATGCCGTCTTGCTGCTCGAACACCGCGCGCTGCAGCGTCTGCACGGCCCTGCGCACGCCGCTGTTGACCGCCATGTCGAACAGGTCGAACTTGACGCCATCGGGCACAGCGTCACAGCCGGCCGGGCCCCAGAAGTCGCGCCGGTAGATTTCCTTGGCGCGGTCGAGCGTGAGGCCGGCGATGTCCTCGCCCGGGTAGCTGCGCTTGCTGACGCCGTACTTCGTCTCGCCGCCCGGGTCGTTGTTGCGCCGGGCCTGCTCTGCGGAGACGTAGCCGCCCTCATGGCCGATCAGCCGCTCGAAAGCTCGATCGAAGTTCACGCGCCACCCCACAGCCACCAGAGCAGCGCAAGGGCCCAGTTGTCGACCGATTTTTCGAGCATGTCAGCCTCTAGATCGTGCAGGTCGAATGAAGGCGGCGCTTGGCTTGCACATAAGCCTCGTGAGCCTCTTCTGCGGTCGGGAATCGACCCAGATCGTGAGATTTCTTGTTGACTTGAATGCGGGCCAAAAACCCATCGCGGCGGCGCGAGACACCGAGCAGTCCCGTGCTGTTTTTCCGCGAGTGCGCACGGCGCTGGTTCTGCATGTTTGTGGCGCGATCAGTCAGGCGCAGATTCGCAAGCCTGTTGTCTCCCGGGTCGCCGTTGATGTGGTCGACTTCGCCAGCGGGCCATTCGCCGTGGAACATGAACCAAGCAAGGCGGTGGGCCTTGTAGACGCGCCCCAATACGCGCACCTCGATGTAGCCACTGCCGTGAACGGAGCCGGCGACGCACCCGGCGCGCGATCGTGGCGCGCAGTCAATGCGCCAGGTCAAGACGCCGGTCGCTGGCTCATACGCCAGCCGCCGATGCGCTTCTTGAAGGTCAATCATGGTCGCCTCCGTGCCAGCGTTACGCCAGCGTTACGCGGTCAGGGTTTCGGCCCGAAAGTGATGGTGTGCGTGGCAAACCATGTGATGACGCCCCCCAGCGTGGCGCCGGCCCCGCCCAGCAGCATCAGCGCCCGCCAGCCGCCTTTGGCCTCGGTCAGCTTCTCAAGCACCATGTCCAGCTTCTCATCCATCTGAGACTGCTTGACCTTCATGGCGTCCATCTCGGTCTTCAGGGCCGAGACAGCGCCTTCAAGGCGCCCGAACTCGCGGGGGTCGATCATTCGGGCCTCCAGGGCTGTGAGCTGTTCGGCCAGGTACTCGATCTGGCGTTGCGTGGTGTCGAGCATTGCATGGCGTGGTCAGATTCCGATGAGCGCCGCCGCCAGGATTGCAGCGCCGCCGGCCAGGGTTGCGCCGATATCCGCCGCCGCCTCGCGCCAGTCCGCACGATCCATGCGCCGGCCGCGCTTGATGCGCCCGTAGACCTCGCGCCCGATTGCCGCGGCGCAGCAACCGCCCACAGCCCACGGCCAGCCGAAGGGCAGCAGCACCAGGGACACGATCAGCCCTGCGGCCAGGTGTGTGAGCAAGTCGGCGGGCGGAAGTCGCATGTTCTAGGGGGCCTCAACCTTTGGGGGATGCGCAGGATTGCGGCGCGCACGTATCCTGCGCGCTATGAACATGCTACGAATCATTCCTGCGCTTCTCCTGGCTTTTGCGCTGCAAGCCTGCGGCGGGGGCGGCGATGACGAACCACATGCCGAGGTCGGGCCGCCTGACTGCAAGGCGCGGCCGGAGTTGTGCCGCTAGGTCAGCGCTTGATGAGGTAGCAAGCGATGCGGCAGTTGTCTATGCCTACCGTCGATGGGCCATCAAAGGAGTGCGTCACGTACTCCATGGCGACCGGCACGTTGCCGCTGCCGCCGATGTAGTCGCGCTCCAGAACAGCACTGGCATTGCCCGAAGCCAGCGACAGCACGGCTGTTTGCAGGTTGGCGCCGGAGCCCAGCTTGCAACGAATCACCAAGCCGAGCGAGCCCGAGCCGAAATCGTTGCCGGTCTGCGTGTAGAACTGGCCGGAAAAGACGACCTGCAGCCGGCCGGAACTCGCACTGCTGAAGTTTCCTGAAGGCAGCGCCATGCTTAGACCAGGTTGCTGTAAAAGACGCCAGTGGCGTCGAAGAATTCGGTGATTTCGGTGGCTGCATTGGAGGCGATCCCGGCCGTGCCCACCGGCAACGCCACCCAGGCGCTGCCGCTCCAGCGGTACAGCTTGTTGCCGTCGTCTGAATCCAGCCACAGGTCGCCCACTGCCTCAGCGGTCGGCGCCGTGGTCTGCACGAAGGTGACTACCTTGCCGTCTGCCGTGGCTTGCGCATCGCTGGCGGCATCCAGCGCGTCACCGATGCGTGTATCAGCGGCCACCACCCAAGCCCCGCCCTGGCGGATGTACTGCTTGTTGCCATCGTTGGTGTCGAACCAGATATCGCCATCGTCCGCGGCCCCGGGCGGGCTGTCTTGGTAGAAGCTGGCGATCTTCCCGTCTGCCGCCGCCTGAGCCGCCGCCGCCGCGTCTAGGGCGTCTTGAATGCCCTCATCGCGCACCAGCACCCAGGCCCCGCCGTCGCGCACGTACTGGATGTTTCCCGCATCAATGTCAAACCACGTATCCCCGTCGCGCACGTCGCCGGTTGGCGTGGCCGGCTGCCGGAAGATGCGCGGCCCGCGCACGAGGTACACCACATGCGCCGTCGCCGCGCTCCACTGCCCGCGCACGCCCAGCCCGTTGACGGCCCGCGCCATGAACACGTACCCGCGGCCACCGCGCAGGCCCACCAGCGTGTGACCCGTGAAGCTGTCTGCGCGCGTCGTGCGCAGGCCGCTGGTGTCGCTGGCTTCGCGGTAGCCAACCTCGACAAACCCGCCATCGGTCACGTTGCGGTCGTTGATCGCCGGCCAGCTCAGCACCACGCGGGACACAACGCTGCCATCGGGCAGCACGCTCGGGCCGCTGCTGGCCGTCACCGTGCCAACGGTCGGCACGATGCGCGGATTGGGCAGGCTGGTGTTGGGCAGGAAGTCGCCGGCCGGCACGCTGGCGCCGATTTCGTACAGCGCTGAGCCGGTCTCGCGCAGCACCAGGCGGACGCCGCCGGTCATGGTGAAGGTGCGGCGCTCGACCTCGAACAGCTTAGGCGCATCACCCAAGTAGCGCGGCAGGGTCAGCCGCACCACGTCGAACATCTGCAGCGCGTAGGCCTTGAGGTTGCAGTCAATGCTCACGCGCATGCCCTGGCGTTGCTCACGCAGCCTCACGGCCGCGATGTGCTGTGCCTGCCCGATGTGCGTGACCGCGGCTAGCTCAAGATCCTCTGCACGCTCAATGCCGCCGTCTTCGGCCACCAGGGCGTCAGCCTCGGCGCCCTGCGGCGCGCGTGGGAAAGGCTCCTGCTGCCAGCGCTTCGCCGGGTCCACGAAGGTGCCCTGCATGACGTTGGCAACCTTGCTGCGCGGCTGGAAAGGCGCGATCTGCACAGAGCCCTCAGCAAGCCACGACTCATCGATGTCGGCCACGGCCGCGCTTACCGCACCGGCGCGCACGCGGATGACGCCCCCGGCGTAGCCCCACGATCCGGCCATCGCTTCGGCCAGGTCATCGCACACAGCCGCCGGCACTTGGTTGGTGCTGGCGATGTAGGCCGCCGTGAAGCGCGGCCGCGGGCCGTCACCGTAGTTCACCACCTGATCGCAGACGTTCGCGGCTGCAATGAAACTGGCCTCGTCAATCTGGTGCGGCTTGCGCCGGCCGCCCAGCGGGTGCAGCAAGTACCAGCGCATCAGCAGCGCCGGGTTTTCGCTGTAGCCGGTCAGGCCCGTGCGCGGGTCGAACACCTGATCGGTGCCCTGCGGGACCACGCTGATACGCGGCGGGCCGTTGGGGTACACGTCCGGGTCGAAGTCAAGTTCTGCGACGAGATAGGCCACGCCGCGCCCGCGATGGTCGGCCGTCCACTGGTCGGGGAACTGCGTGATGAGGTCGGCGAACGCTGCCTGATCGTCAGTGCCCAGCACCCAGCGCAGCCGGGCGCGGGCAGTGACGCGCGTCACTTGGTACTGCACAACAGCCGGGCCGGTGTAGGGCGTGGTGGTGGACTCCTGGCTCAGGCCAGTAAAGCTGACCACCGAACCACTCACCGAGCCATTGAAGAACACCTCGTTGCCCGCCTCGCTGCCTGCGGGCACCACAACACGCACTGCGCCGGTGGGTGTATTCGGCAGGCTCACGCTGCCGCTGCCGGCTGTGATGGTGATGGCCGCGGTCGCGTCTTCCAGCGTGGTCTTGCTGAAGTTGCCGCCGCTGGTAACGTTGCCGCTGCCGTCCAAGGTCAGCAGCTCTTCGCCAAAGAAGACGGCATTGATGCCGCCGATGCGATGGCTGGCCACGGCGATGATCTGCGACAGCTTCTCTTTCTGCGCGCCGGTCGATCCGATGAAGCCCTGCACGCCGCCGGTGCGAACCTCGCCCATCACAAGCTGCCGCGGCTCGATGGTCCCGCGCGTGGTGACGATGCGGTCTTTCAGGCTGGCGCGGGCCGCAGCGCGTGCGCGGCGCTCGGCCTTGCCGGTCTGCGCTGCCGAGTAGCCGACATAGGCGCCGCCGAACAGGGCAGCAGCGAACGTGCCGCCACCGCTGGCGCCCGCGCTGCTCAGGAAACTGCCGACAGCCTCACCCACAACCCACCCTCCAGGCCATCAGGCCATCGCTCAAGGGGCGAAGCGCCAGGCCATGCTTTGCCGGCACTTGCCACCACTCACCAAGGCACACGGCCAGCACCTCGCCGCAATCGTCATCGGCGGTCGGCGTGCGAACTAGGCCCACATCGCCGCTGCAAGCCAGTAGCGCATGCTGCAGAGGCGGCCCGAGCGCAGCCGTAGCGATGGCCGCCAAGCTGCCGCCGCAGAGGGCGATGACGCGCTGCGCCTGTAAGGCCGTGGCGTAGCGCCCGCGCAGGCTATCGGCCGGGTCGGCGCCGATCTGCGCACGGATGGCGTCCGCAGCGAAAAGGCAGCAGTCGTGCACACCCCAGGCGAACGGCGCATCGCGGCGCGCGGCCAGCAGTTCGGACAGCGCTTCAGGCGCCCCAGGCACGCGGCACAGCCCGGCCACGCTGCGCACGGTCGGCGCATTCATCGCTGGAAGAACTCAGCAGAGGGCCACACCACTTCGCGTTCGGCCTGATCGCTCACGAACTCAAAGAACCGATCCCCAGGGAACAGCCGCTGCTGGTCGGTGTCGGTGTAGCGCACAGGCACGGCGCGGATGAGGTCAACGCCTGAGCTTTCAGCCACTACTGCGATGCTCTCGCTGCTGCCGTCGCCGCTGATGCTCATGCTGTCAATCTGGCCTTCCCACTCCACTTCGGCATGCAGCACCTGATGCGTGTCAGGGTCCAAGATGCCGATGCGAACCGTGACGGTCTTGCCGCCCACGGCCTCGCCCACGACTTGAGAAATCAGCGCGCTCGGGATGCCGCTCAGCGTGAACCGCAGGCCCCGCGGCTGGTCGGTGCTCTCGTCGGTGGCGTCGATGGTGCCCAGTACGCCCGCGGCTAGGTAGGAGTGGCCATCCCATGTCAAAGCGTGGCCCCAGGAGCACACGCGCAACGGCGGGTCTAGCTCCATGTGCACCAGCGCTGCCAGCGCCACATTGGGCGCGGCCAGCGCGGCGGCAGCGGCTGGCGGAAGCGCTCGCACGTCAGGCGGCTTCCAGGGCGGCTAGGCGGGCGTCGAAGCCGCGCGCGATGAAGAGCAGCAGCTCGTCGGGCCGCAGGCTGTAGCGGTTGCCAGCGCTCAGGCCGGCCTCAGCATCAGCCGGCCACTCGTCGTAGCAGATGAAACCGTAGGCCATGGGGTTGAGGCCGTGCGCGGTCATCACCTCGATGGCGCGCTGGACGGTCATGCCCACATGCAGGCGCGCAGCCGCCTCGCCCTTGGCCGCGATAGCGCTCAGGAACTTGAAGGCGCCGACTTCGGCCGCCAGTGCCTTGGCCGCGTTGACCTCGGCCGTGGTGAGCGCGCGCACCGCGGTCTTCTCTCGGGCGTCTGAGGTGTTGATGGTGCCGGTGCTGGCGAAAAGCTGCGCCCAACGGAAAGACGCGGCCCCGAAGTTCTGCCCGCCGTCGCTGCCCGGCCGAACGGTGCCGGCGGCCTCGATCTGCAGTTGCTCTGTGAGGGCGACCGTTTCACCGGCGGTGCCGCTGGAAGCGGCGAAGAAGCGGTGCGCGCCGCTGCTCTGCAGGTAGGCCGCGCCGGGCGCAGCGAAGAGGCGCTGCGCAGTCGTCAAGCCCACCCTGTAGACCAGGTTCGACGTCAACAGCGTGCCGGACTGGCTGCCTGGGTTGTAGAGCGCCGAAGACGGGCCGAGCTGCAGCACCGTGCCGCCTGCGTCCCAATCGGCCGAGGGCGTGACGCCCAGGCCGGGCCGGCTGCCGGTGAGCGTGAACAAGTCGCGCAGCGCGGCCAGGTAGGCGAAGTTGGCGTCGAACTGCGCCGTGGCGCCGCCTGGAGTGCCGGCTAGGATGTGGGGAACAGGCATGGTGTCGCCTCAGTTGATGTCTTCGATCAGGTCAATGGTGGTGCTGGCGACAATGCCGGCGCTCCAAGGCGTCGCGGCATCGCCGGCCATCTTGAACGGCGCGGTCGGCCGGTCTGTCACGATGGGCGAGCTGTACGCCGGCCAGTCATAGCGGGCACGCGGCGCAAAGGTCAGCGAGAGCCGGCCGGCGCTGTCTGCCGTGGCGTCTGCCAGCAGGCGCACTAGTTGGCCGTTGATACCCACCATGCTGCCCTCGGTGGCCGTGCGGCCTGGCCGGGTTTGCAATACGCAGGTGCCGGCGCCAGCGGCCACGGGCTCCCGCAGGGTCAAGGTGCCGTCAGTCATAGGCCATGCGCTCCCGCTGTTGGTGACGGGCCAAGGCGCCCCGCCGTCAGTGATTGCCCAAGCCACGGGCGCCGCGGTGAAGGTGCCGCCGGCTTCGGTGTTGAATCGGTGGTACAGCCGCACGCGGTTGAGGCCGCCGGCCAGCTTGTCCATGAGCGATTCACGGCGCAGAGACGGCCTGCCGTAGCGGTCGGTCGGCGCCATCGTCACCTCAGCCACCCAGCGCTCGCCGCCGAACTCGGCCGTCTGTGAGCTGTTGCTGTAGGGGCTGGTGAAGGTCCGCGTGTTGCGGCGCAGGCGCAGCGAGAAACCGCTGACGCTCACGTCTTCCGGCCAGTCGAAGGTGTCGCTCATCGGCGGAATTCCAAGGTTCGCAGCACGGCGGCTTCCGTGGCCTGGCCGCCGCGCTCGATGAGGGCGATGGTGTCGGCCTTGCTGAAGGTGTCGCCGTTGAAGTGGTAGGTGTTGTAGACGTTGACCACGTTGCCGCCGCCCACCGAGTCGGCCGGCGTCACGCTGCCGCTCTGAGTGGGCAGCATGTACTGGTTGCCGTTGGCAGCGGTAAACATCTCCGGGGCGCCGGTTTCGTTCACGCGGTACAGACTGCCGGCGCTGGTTGGGCCGCCGTACTGCCGGCCGCCGCCGTAGTTCGCGCCCTTGATGGTGGACACGATGCCCGCCGTCTGTGCGGCCACGGTCGCCATCGCGCCCAGGTTCGCCGGGAACGGAAGCGAGGCCGCAGAGGCAATGCCCTGCTGGATCTTGATGATCGAGTCGGCGATGGCAAAGGCCTTGCTTGCCGCGAACAGCGCTTTGTAGATGCCGTCTTGCTCGCCTGCGAAGGTCTTTTGCACCTCGGCCATGCTGCCGAACAGGGACTCGAAGCCCTGAAGCTGCATGGACTGCGCGGCCTGGCGTTTCTTGAGCGCGTCTTCCTCGATGTCGCGCAGCCGGGCCGCCGTGCTCGCCTCCAGCGCCACGCGCGCTTCGGCGTACTCGCTCATCAGCAACTGCTCGGCGCCCAAAGCCTCATCCAGCGCGGCCAGCTTGCGCTCGCCGTCTAGGCGAACCTGCGCGGCCGGGTCGTTCAGGACGGCTAGGTCGCGGGCCATGGCAACCGCAATGGCTCGGTCTTTCTCGGCCTGCTCGCGCTTCTTGGCGTCGTCCATGACGGCTTTGTTGCCCAGCTCGCGCGCCTCATCCTCGATGGCCTGCTGCTTCATCAGGCTATCGGCGTAGTCCTTCGCGCGCTGGTCTGCTGCGCGCTTCGCTGCCTTTGCCGCGGCTTCGGCGTCACCAGTCGCGCCTGGCGGCTTCAGCGTGCTCTGCGTGCCGGCCCGCGCCCGGCGGTCCATCGTGTCGCTGCCATCCGTGCCCGTCGCCATCGCGGCCATGCGCTCGCGGATGCGCTGGCCCGCCAGCTGCCGGCCGCCCAGGGTCTGCGCGTCTGCCGCATCCAGTGCAGTGCGGGCGGCCTTGGCATCCTCGCGCATGGCCTCGCCCACAGCGCGCCAGGCATTGCGCCCGGCCTGCGTGAAGATGCCGCCCGCCTCTCCCATCGCGTTGAACTGCGCGGCAATACCGCCGATCTCACGGCCGATGCCCTGCGCCATGAATGAGGCGTTGCGACCGATGACGCTGAGCGTCTGAATCGTCAGGTCTGCCGCGTCGATGACGTAGGACAGGGCCATGGTCGTGGACTGCGCCCAGGACTCGACGGCCTTGTTTTTCCCGAGCTTGTCGCCTTCGGTGATAACGGAAAGCAGCTGATCCGCCAGGGCGTCCACGGCCGCCGTAACGCCGCGCGTAACGCCCGTGAGCGCAGCGCTTGAGCCGGCGAGCGTGTCCAGGGCCTCATTGGCACGCTTGGCCGCATCGGACAGCCCGCCCATGGCCGCGTCGAAAGTCTGCGGCAGGCGCTGGAAGTCTTTCTCAATGGTGCCGGCGGCCTTCGCAAGCGCGTTCGTCACCACGTCCGCCGTGAGCTTGCCTTCCTCGCCGAGCTGTTTCAGCGCGCCCACCGGCACGCCGATGCCCGCGGCCAGTTGCTGCATGAGGTACGGCGCGTTCTCAAGCAGGCTGCGCAGCTCGTCGCCGGCCAGCTTGCCCGAGCCGAGGGCCTGGCCGAACTGCGTCATAGCGCTGGCGGCTTCTACCCCGCTGGCGCCGCTGACCTTGATCGCCATGCCCAGCAGTTCAGTGATCCGCAGCGTGTCTTGCTGCGTGCCGCCCATCTGCAAGATGCTGCTGTTCAGGCGATTGAAGACGGCGACGTTGCCTTCTAGCTGAGTCTGCGTGCGCTGGCTGATGCGGCGCAGCTCGCCCATCGCCGCGGCGCCCTTCTCTACGCTGCCGGCGGCCACCTCGACCCGGGCTGACAGCAGGCGCATGTCATCGGCGAGCTGCGCCATCTTGACCAAGGCCAGGGCCGCGGCCAGCACCTTGATCGCCGCCGTGATGGCGTTGAAGCTGCCGACCATCTTCCCGGTCTCGCGCTCGACTACGCGCGTCTGACCGATCAGCGGCGCGGTGTCCGCTGAGACCTCAAAGTAGATGGCTCCTACTTGCTCAGCCACGCGCAGCCCCTTGCGTCTGCCCGCGCTGCTTGATTCGCGCCATGGCCGCCGCGTACTCGTCGCGCGTGGGCACGTCCTTGCCCTTGTCGGCGCCCGGGAACTTCATCTCGAACATGCGCTGAAACTCGGTCATGGAGAGCGCTTCGGCGTCGGCGCTGCTCAGCCCCAGGTGCACGCGCGCCGCGGCGATGTACTCGGAGGCGTCGAAGGTCTCGGCGTACTGGCCCTGCTGCGCTTTGCGCTTGGCCCCGGGCTTGGCCGCGCCCACCATGCCGTGTCGCAGTAGGTGCTGAGCCAGCACGACCATCTCGGCCACAGGCATCAAGCCAGGCACGTAGCCCTCGGGGGCATGCCAGCCGATCAGTGGCGTGGCGTCATCCTGCTCACACAGGCAGGCCAGCACGTAGGGCGCGTGCTTGGCCGCCTGCGGGCCGTGCACAGCCGCGAACAGTTCGACCAGCTCGCGCGGGTTGCCCATGGACGCGATGCGGCCCAGCGAAGGCGCGAACGTGTATTCGTCGCCCTCGCTGGTGGTCACGCGGGAATAGCCGCACTCGACCAGCACCGCGCTACGCCGTCACAGGTCGAACAGTTGCGCGATCATGCCGCTGGCACCCGACAGCGTGACGACGCCGCGGCAATACTCACTGATGGTGCTGAGCACCACCGCGCGAGACTCGCCGGCCGGGACCACGATGTCATAGCCCGCGGCCACGCTCACCGCGCCGACGCCGCGCACGTTGACGGTCGTGCCGCCCGCGCCGTCGATCTTCAGCGTGAGACTGCCGCCGCCCGCGTTGCGCAGAACCAGCAGCTGCTTTTTCTGCCCGTTGAAGGTGATGGTGTCGCTGCTGCTGAGCGTGGTCAGCGCGGCGGCAAACGCGCCGGTCTGGCGCGCGTCGATGGAAGTGATGGCGGCCATGCTTCAGGCTCCCCGTTCAGGTCACGACGAAATCGCACGGGCCGTTGCTCTCGAAGCTCATGCTCCAAGTGGCGCCGTCGTCATAGGGCTCGGCCTCGCTCATGTTGTTCACGATGAACGCGCCGGTGCGGGTGTGGCTCGGGAAGATGAACTTCAGCCACACCTTCGGCTGGTTGGCCGTGGCACTGCCAGGCGCCGCAACGTGGGCCTTCAGCGTGAGCTGGTTGTGCACCGCGTCGTCATAGCTCACGCCGTCGATGCTGGCGGTCACGTCCTTGAACGTCACCAGCTTCTGCCGGGTGAAGGCGGCCGACTTGTCGCCGGTGACATCGGCGGTCGTCCATGCGTCTTCCAGCGTGCGGCCGCGGGTCATGCCGAGGTCGATGAAGGTGAGCCCGGCGGGGTTCGCGTCTTCGTTTGCGATGCAGAACTGAATCAGCGTGTCGCGTCCAACGTGTGCGCTCATGGCGAGCCTTTCTGAGTGATTGCCGAGACGGCGATTTCAAAGATGGGCCGCTTGTCATCAGCGGCCAGGAACACCGGCTCGGCCGGTTGGAGGTAGAGGGCGGCGGGGTCTGCCGGGTGCAGGGCTTCCAGCGCGGCCACGAATGCGCCTGCGGTTGCGCCTAGGCTGGCCGGGTTGTCGGTCTCGTTGCCGACAAGCGCCACGGTGAACTGAGGCCGGCGCAGCAGTTCGGCAGGCAGGCCGCCGACAGGGCGCACCACGGCAAAGCGCTTGCTGCGGTCGGTCGGGTCATCCACCCAGCGGCCGAACTGCGCCACCCAGCCGGGTAGCTGCGTGCCGATGAACGCGCGCAGGGTGTCGGCGGCGGCCATCATGTTTTGATGGCTCCGGTGAGCACCTTGCGGATCAGCGGCTCGGCGTTCTCCGCGCCCTTGACAAGGAAGTCCTTGGTTGCGGTAGGCCGGCGGAACTTCTGCGGGTTGTCGGGGTCGTTGACCGCCGCCGCGTATTCGGCTGTGTAGCCGGTCTCACCTACGATGCGCGTGCCGTCCTTGCTCACGCGGCTGTAACGCGAGTTGATGAGGTTGCTGCTGTCGATGGGCGTCAGAACGCTGGTTTCTGAGCCGATGAGCACCATGGCCTGCGCCACGCCGCGCGCCGCACGCTGCTCGGTACGGTCGATGAACTGCGGCAGGCGGTTCTCCACCCGCACGCGGTTTATCTTCTTGCCGTTCCAGCTTGAGGCCATGCGGCGATGCTAGGAAGCCGGCCGCAGCGCAGTGCATGACAGAGGCGCGCAAGTGCATGACAGAGCTTTGTTGACTCAGCTAGCGGGGGATTCCCCCCGCCATGCCCCCAGGACTATTTTTCGCCGCGCCGTTGCTGGCGATTCGGGCTTGATTCGGATCCCGCAAGAACTTGCATGCGCAGGTACGCCAATGCCGGCGAGATGATTCGTTTGCCGTTATGCGACGGCGCAAACAAAAGGCCTGCAATGAATCAAGCAATTCCACCGACCGGCTGGATCCGCGAGAAAGCCCTCCTCGCCTCTGGTTCCATCCCCTTCTCTCGGACGAAGCTGCGCGAAGAAGTCGCAGAGGGCCGCTTCCCGCGACCGCATGCGTTTTCGCCTCGCCTCGTCGTCTATGACTGCGAGGCTGTGCACGCATGGATTGCGGCGCAGCGCGGCCTGGTGCCAAAAGCTGTACTGCCTGGCGATGGGGCGTGGAAGGCCAGGCTACCTACGCCAGGATCTTGAAATCCTCCGCCCCGCCAGCGTTGAACGTGTCGCCGTAGCTCACCACGGCCTGAACCTCCTCGGCGGCAGTGGCTGCCGGGTCGGCGCTGTCACTGCTGCCGATCAGAACCATGTCGCCGGGCTTGATGCCGGGCAGTGAGGTGTAGGCCGTGAGCTTGACCATGAACTCTTCGCCGCGTGCGTTCACCGCTGTCTTCCCCTCGCGCATGTAGTCGCAGAGGAAAAGCACCGGGGCAGCGAAGGCGCGCGCGCCCGTCCAGTCGGCGCGGCCGGTCAGACGCCACAGCGTGGCGGTCTGCTGGTAGCTCCAGGAGGAGACGGTTTCAGGCTGCTGGGCGTAGGCGGGGGCGCCACCCGACAGCACCAGAACCACCGCCGCATTGCTCTCCACCGCAACGCCCAGCGTGATGGGCACGATGAGCAGCAGCGCGACGGCCTGGTCTTGCTCTTCGGCTGCTGTGATGGCGCCCAGGCTGATAAGCACCAGGGGCACGGCCTCGTCGGTTTCCTGCGCGGCTTCGAGCGCACCGGGCTGCAGCAGCTGCACGGCCTCGTCGGCCTCAAGCGCAGGCGTCAGCACCTGCGCCATCAGCAGGTTGAATGCCGCGGCGCTCTCTTCCGCGGCCTGGATGACCTGAGCCAGCTGCAGCGAGGCGGCTGCGTCCGTCTCTTCAGCAGCCAGAAGGGGGATAGGAACAACGGGCTCACCGCCGCCCGTTGCCGGGTTCGTCGTGCCGAACGGCACCGCATCGGACCACGCGCCGCCCTCGAAGCGCAGCTGCAAACCGGGGGCGCTGTAGGGCTGGTTTGCCGTCAGCCCCGTGATGGTGTCGG